AATGGAAAGAACAAACAATCGCAAACACATCAGAACAACAATTTAAAGTTGAGTTTGAATGTGAGTTTCTTGGATCTGTTAATACTTTAATCAATCCATCAAAATTAAAAAATCTTGTATACGAGAGTCCAATTCAAAGAAATGCAGGATTAGATGTATATGAAGCACCCCGAAAAGACCATAATTATTTGATTACAGTTGACGTTGCTCGTGGTCTTGGAAATGACTATTCAGCATTCGTTATTTTTGATATAACAAACTTTCCATATAAAGCAGTTGCAAAATATCGAAATAATGAAATTAAACCAATGCTATTTCCGAGTATTATTGATGACTTAGGTAAAGCATATAATAAAGCATTTGTATTATGTGAGGTAAATGATATTGGTGATCAGGTTGCATCTATATTAAATTATGACTTAGAGTATGATAATTTACTGATGTGTTCTCAAAGAGGTCGTGCAGGTCAAGTTGTTGGTGCTGGATTTAGTGGTAAAAGGTCACAGTTAGGAGTGAGAACTACACAAGCAGTTAAAAAACTTGGTTGTTCAAACCTTAAAACACTGTTAGAAGATGATAAGATACTCATAATAGATTATGATATAATCTCAGAATTAACTACTTTCTCACAAAAACACAACTCATTTGAAGCAGAAGAAGGATGTAATGATGACTTAGCAATGTGTTTAGTGATATTTGCTTGGTTGGTTGCACAGGATTATTTTAAAGAAATGACTGATAATGATGTGAGAAAGAGAATATACGAAGAACAGAAGAATCAAATTGAACAAGATATGGCACCTTTTGGTTTTATGTCTGATGGATTAGATGATGATTCCTTTGTTGACAAGGACGGAGATTTATGGCATACTGATGAATATGGAGACCGATCTTATATGTGGGATTACATGTAATGGACTTAAATGAAAGTAATGTAACCAAGTCTTTATCCGAAATTGCTCCCTATATTGAAGCAGACGGAGGATTTGTAGAGTTTGTGGAGATAGAAGAGGAAACAAACTATGTTAAAGTTCGATTAGGTGGTGCTTGCACAAGTTGTGCAATGAGTGCAATGACACTTAAACAAGGCATTGAAAGTAAAATAATGCAAGATATTCCTGATTGTAATGGAGTTATCCAAGTTCTATAATGGATTTTGATGAACAACTTGAATTAGATCATTTTGTTCTTACTGAAAGAAAGTGTCGTGCTTGTGGTAAAACTAAAGATTTGATAGATGGTTTTTATCTAATAAGAAAAAATAAAAGTATTCAGTCTTCTTATTCATATGAATGTAAATCATGCACTATTCAAAGAGTAAGGAAATCAAAAAAGAAAGTAAATAATAGGTGGGAATACCCAGATTGGTAGTTCATGCACTGTTTCCCCGATGAAAATGGTGTTTTTAATAAATAATAACAGAAAAAATATCCTGAGATTGGAGAATACAAGATGCCTTTAAATTTAGCATCTCCTGGTATCGTAGTTAGAGAAGTTGACCTCACCATTGGTAGAGTAGACCCGACAAGTGGCTCTATTGGTGCGTTAGTCGCTCCATTTACGAAAGGTCCTGTGGAAGACGCACAACTCATTGAGAGTGAGGAGGATTTATTACAAACTTTTGGACAACCATATTCAGTAGACAAACATTATGAATACTGGATGGTTGCATCATCATACTTAGCATACGGTGGAACTTTACAAGTTATTCGTGCTGACGATTTCAACACTTCAACAGGTGTTGGTCTAAAAAATGCTTTTGTAGGAAGTGCGTCCAGCATAAGAATTAAAAGTGACACACATTATAACCAGTTAGGTTATGATGAAAATACTATTACTAGCGTAACTGTTGCAGCAAAAACACCTGGAACTTATGCAAATGGTATCCGAGTTGCAATAATAGATGCAAAAGCAGATCAAATATTAACTGTTGCATCTGGTAATACAACACCAGTTGGAACTGCTGTTACTCAAACTGCTTATGGTAGAGTTCTTCCAACCTCCACTGGAACAAAAACATTAGACGGTTACGTTAAGGGAGTTGTAACCACAAGCACAGATACTACACTTGAAGTTAAATTACTTTCACACGTTTCTGCTGCTGGAACAATAACACCTGTCGATTATTCAACTGGTGGAGTTTATAACTTTACTGCAAGTGGAACAGTCGGACTTACAACAGCAGGTGGAGCAGTAACATTCTCTGGTGCTGATAAAGCTTATACACAACAGAAAGACTGGTTCTCACAGCAAAATATTGTATTAACAAGTAAAGACCAAAATGGTAATGCTGTTAAATTAGAATGGGATGGATTAGCAGATGCACCTGGAACATCATCTTATTCTGCTGCTAGAGGTGGTAGATTTGATGAACTTCATGTTGTTGTGATTGATGACAAAGGAACAGTTACAGGTAATGCTGGAACAATTCTTGAAAAACATCTAAATCTATCAAAAGCAACAGACGGTGAATATTCAGTTGGTTCAACATCATACTGGAGAAAATATCTTGCAACTAATTCCAAATATATCTACGGTGGTAGTGCACCTACTGGTATTACAACCATTAGTTTTGGAACAGATTCTACTAATACATTAGATACTGACAATGGTTGGGATCAAGCTGCAGATTCTGCTGGTGCAGGATTTGGTGCTTCAGGTGTATTCACTGCTTCACTTGATGGTGGAAAAAACTACGGTGGAAAATCTGATTATACAACGTCAGGTGCTTTAAATTCAGGTGTAGATGATTTAATATCTGGTTATGGTTTATTTGAAAACACTGAAGACATTGAAGTAGACTTTATATTAATGGGTGCTGCTCATCATTCTAAAAATGATGCTCAAGCAGTTGCTCAAAAATGTATAGCAGTCGCTGAAGCAAGAAAAGATGCAGTCGCATTTATTTCACCTTATCGTCAAGCATTCTTGAATGATAGTTCTGCAGGATCTGTCACTGTTAATAACATTGATACAATGACAACTAATGTCATTGAATACTTTGGACCTTTAACATCATCAACGTATGGTGTATTTGATAGTGGTTACAAATATATGTTTGACCGCTTCAACAATACATTTAGATATGTTCCAATGAATGGAGACATTGCTGGAACATGTGCAAGAACTGACATTGAGCAGTTCCCTTGGTTCTCTCCTGCAGGAACTGCAAGAGGTGCCATACTGAATGCAGTAAAACTTATCTATAATCCAGGTAAGAAACAGAGAGACATTCTATATTCAAATAGAGTTAACCCTGTTGTATTATCACCTGGTGCTGGAATTGTTCTTTTTGGAGACAAAACAGCATTTGGTAAGTCTTCAGCGTTTGATCGTATCAACGTTCGTAGATTGTTTATCTTCCTTGAAGATGCAATATCTGCAGCAGCGAAAGATCAACTATTTGAATTCAACGATGAACTTACAAGGACAAACTTTGTAAATATTGTTGAACCATTCCTTAGAGATGTTCAAGCAAATCGAGGAATATTTGACTTTGTTGTTATCTGTGATGAAACTAACAACACTGCAGCAGTCATTGACGCAAATGAATTTATTGCAGACATCTTCATCAAACCAGCAAGATCAATTAATTTTATTGGTCTTACCTTCGTTGCCACCAGAACTGGTGTTGCATTTGAAGAAGTTATCGGTTCCGTTTAATTAAAGAGGTTTAACCAACTATGGCTAGTAGAAATCAGGTCAATCCACCACCATTAAGGACGATTTCCGACTTTAAGAGTAAGTTGACAGGTGGCGGTGCCCGTGCTAATCTGTTTGAAGTTGTCCTCACATTCCCAGATGCTGCTCAACCAGCACAGGATGTTCTTGATAAATCAAGATTTTTAGTTAAAGGGGCACGACTTCCAGCATCGAATATTGCACAAATCGAAGTTCCTTTCCGAGGAAGGGTTCTTAAAATCGCAGGTGATAGAACGTTCGATTCATGGACAGTTACAGTAATCAATGATACAGACTTTGCAATAAGATCTGCATTTGAAAACTGGATGAATACAATCAACAAGTTAAGTGACAATACTGGACTTGTTAATCCTGCAGACTATCAAGCAGATGCATTTGTATTCCAACTTGATCGTGATGGTCAAAGTATCAGGAAATATCGTTTCTATGATACATTCCCAACACAGGTCGGTCCTATCGAATTATCTTACGACGCTCAAGGTATTCAAGAATTTACTGTTGAACTTCAGG